ACGCATCAATTAAAAGTCCCTGAAAGCCTTTAATTACTAAGTTGTCAAACAAGATAGAAGCTATCTTTAACTCATCTGCATTGTTACCAAGACCTGTTGAATCTTTTATACCAAATAACATAGGACTTACTACCCTGTGAGATACCATAATTTTTTTAGAACTCTCATCGCTTAAAAACTGATATTGATTGTGTGCATCACTAAGTTGTATAGGGTCTATAGTCGCTGCTGTTTCTGAATTGTCGTTAAATGCTAAAATAAATTTACCTGCATTACTTGAGCCACTAAACTTTTCGTAGATTCTTCTTTCTATCATTTCTCTTTGTTCAGGGTCAGGAGTACCATTGTTGAAGTTGATTAACATACTTGGTGCAAGTCCATTTAGTATGTTGTTTAAATGGTAATTAGAAATCTCCTCCTCTAATTCAGCGTATTGTGTACCACCTTGATAATCTACAGGACTATAATACTTAAAACCTGCTCTATAAGGCTTAACATAAAGTATTTCTAATCCCTCTTTAGAAGTTCCGAATGCAGGTATTCTTTTTAATTCGTTTCCTCGCTTGTACTTTGACCAATCACTAAAATAATAGTAACCCTCTATATCTCCTTTTTCATTGCATTTCTCAGCTCTTAAAGTCTCAATAGGTATGTGTTCTAATTGTACAATTCTGCTTCTATCTTTAGAATAAATAACTTGTATTGCACATTGACCCATTAATTTAAGATCATAGCATAATTTTCTTACACAATGATTGTTGAATAACGCTTTCATTTGTGCGTACTCATTAGGCTTTTTATCTGAATTGGTAGCATCTAAGCCTTTTCCGTAAATCATCTCACTAACACCATTTATAATAGCGTTATTAGTAGGACTTCCGTTGTATCTGTCTATCAAGTATTGAAAGTAGTTATTATCACTACCATACTCTATAAAGTTCTTACCACTAACCTCTTTTACTTGTGGAGAAGTATAGGTGCTTAAATTAACAATACTTAAATCTGATTTATTTTTCATATTACAATATAATCATTATCATAGACATCGTTTCCTGTTGGCATTGTATATTCTCCACTATTTACAGAGTAAGAAGATATTGTTTGATCCGTACAAAAAACTTTATCTTTATATATTACACTACTTCCCTCTTTTAATGTTAGATCATAAAATCTTCCCTCTACAAGTACAGGACTTAATGCTTGTGATAACACTAAATAATTCTTGTCTGTTGTTGTGCTTATTGAGTATGTTGTTGAGGTGTTTGTTGAATCATCTCTTAATATCATACTAACATTTGATGCATAACTTCTTGGTATTACTTTCAATGTTTGAGCTGATGCAGATGTCGTTAAGTGTATCATACTTATATAACGTATAAACTTTGAATTTTGTGTATAAAAAAAGGGAGGCATAAACCTCCCAATTCTTTAGGGTAAAGACTCGAACTTTACTTGCTAACCAATTACTAAGAATAGTGAGTACTATATTCCGTTTGTTGTTGTTTAACACATACTAATAAATTAATTACTTTTATTAGCAGAGGTCAATTAGCTGTGCTACCTATTACACTAACCCTATAACGTAATGCCTGATAAAGATATTAAATAGTCTATACTATCACTATCTTTTTCTGCAAACAGTAAAACATCTCCGTATATAATTCTACCTGCTAAGGTACTTGCATATACGTTTGGTGCATAACTCCATCCACTCTCGTTTATATACATAAAGTCTTTAGTGTTTGGTATTTCTACTCTTTGTATGTCGCCTTTTACTGCTTTTTGATACTCTTGTAATGTACTTACTTTATAATCGAATAAAGTAGTATTGTTTGATTTGATTAAAATTGTTTTGAAAATATTTAAGTTTTAAAATTAATAATACTGCAAACTAAATATATATACACGAAATAAAAATTCGCATAAAAAAAGAGGAGTCCGAAAACTCCCCTTTGAAACAAAACTAATCTATTTTATGAAAACTTATATAAATATAAGAAATTAATTTTAGTTAGGTGTGATTTGTGTTACACTTGCATCTCCTGTTACTACAGAGCCTGTAATAAAGTAAGGTGGTGCAGTTTCTTGTGCTACCATTGTTAATGTAAATCCACTAAGGTCTCCCATAGCAGCTCCACTTACAATCGATCCACCTGTTACTTCAGCTCCGTGTTCTAAACCTACAACAAAGTAATTGCCATTATAATCTTCCACAAAAACATGAGGTCTTGCGTGTGCGATTAATTTTAATTCTTCTTGTGTTAGTTTATCAAGGAACGTAAGTGTTAAGTTTAATGTGGTTTCGTAGAAAGTAGTACCATTTTCTCTTGAGCTATTGATTGCAGTTTCTAAAGATGAATTACCTTTAATGTCAAACTGAAATAAAGCAGGATTTCCTGCTAATGCAGTAACCTCGCCTGAAGCAATCGTAGCTGCACCAAGAGTTCCGTAATCAGCAAAGTAAACAGTCTTTAAACCACCTACCCCTGATTTACAAGGTAACTTTCTTCCTGTTGTTAGTGTACAAGCCATAATTTATTGGTATTAAAAAAGGGTAGGCAGAATTACTACCCACCCCTTTATATGTTAGTTAATTTAATTTATTAGTCGTAAAGAACTACATCAGCACCTACACCGATTTGGCATCCTGCTGTATATCTCATTACTACTCTTACGTTTTGTGATCCATCAATATCTGACATATCAATAACTTTAACTTCGTTTCTGTCGTTTAATAGACCTGTTCCGAAGAATAAGTTAGAGCTTCTTGCAGCGATTGCTTGGTTGTCTCCAAAACCTGAAGATGGATAGATTTTCACACCATCAAAGAATAAGTTATTTAACGATTGGTTGTTACCTTTGTTGTCATAACCTGCTGCACCTAAACCTGCACTTCCAAATCCACCTAAAGCTCTAATGTAAGCTCTGTAGATGTTTTGTGATACATAAATGATTAGGTCATCAGCTCCGTAAACTCCTGATGGAATAGCATCAACGATTTTACCTAATTCAGTAATTACGTTAGCTGCTGTAACTGTTCCTGCTGTTACATCTACTACAGCAGAATCATCTGTTGCAAGTTTTACAAAGCCATTGAAGTTACCCTCTCCTGCTAAACCTGACCAAATAGAAGTTTCAGTTGCACTTGCAACCTCTGCTGCTACTCTTGCGATAACGAAGTCAGAAAATAATGGAGGTAAGTTGTCAAAAGCAGAGAATCCCATTTGAGCAGCTTCCCAATCAGCGTGTAATTCTTTTTTACAAATCTGTAGGTTTACTTGTAACTCAGTTGGAGTTAATACTTTTTCAGTTAGTGTAAGACCTGAAGTCGTTGAATCGAAATCACAATCAGCACTTCTTACTAAATTTGAGAAAGCCCCTACTTTCATAGCAGCTTTGTACTTAATGTTAGGTAGAATAGTAATAGCAGCATCATCTAAAGTTTTTGCTGTTAATAAAGATGCAGCAATATATTTACCTGCAAATTCTCCTGCATAACTACTACCTGTAATTGTTGGATTTGGCATTTTATTTAATTTTAATTGTTGGTTAATTTTTTCATTACTCTATCTAAAGCAGTTTCTTTTCTGTTTTGACCGAATCTTACTTTAAACTCTTGTTTAGCTTCAGGATTGTGAGTGATTGGCTCTACAGCAGGAGTTTCGCTAAGTTCTTGTTTTACTTGCTCCTCTACTTGTGCCATTTCTTCTTTCACTTCCTTTAGCTCGTTAATCATACCTTTGATCTCCTCAACGGCTGATTCAAATTCTTCTTTTGATACATAAGCCATTTCTTCTTCTTCAGCTTCTACTTCTTCTTCTGCTTCCTGTGCTTTAATCTCTCCAATGATTCCCTCCTCGCTTACAACGAGCATTTGACCATCTTCCATTAGATATTCGCCTACAGGTACTGCTACTCTTTCATCTTCAGTAACAATAAAGATTTCGTTTCCTGCTTCAAAAGCCTCAGCTTCTAAAACTGTACCATTATCAAGTTTAGCTTGTGCTAACTCGACTTTCTCTTGAGATTCTTCTAATTGAGTTTCTTCAACTTGAGTTTCCTCTACTTGTTCTTCAATTTTTTCCTCTCCTAAGAAAGTTTTGATTTTGTCTAAGATTTCTGTTGATTTCATATTACTATAACGTATTTAAATTTATATTTGCATTTTTAGATTTTACCAATCCCTTGATTTATTATTTTACCCTTACAGCACTTTACTGAATAGGTTTCATCTTTACATAAACAACCTCTACGCCCACCTCTTGGACTTGTCTTACTTGGTGTTTCAAATTTTTTCATCTACCCTGACCTCTGTATTGTTTTTTATATTTATTTTGTCCTACACTCGCATTTTTGCTGTGTGGATGTGATTTTCTTTTTGGTTTAACGTATGTTCTTATTACGTTTCTTGCCATTACTTAATAGGTACACAATTAGGAACTAATCTTCCATTTTTTATTTTCATTCCGTACTGCTCATATCCTGCTTGACAAGGTTTCTTTAAGTCAATAAGATCAAGCTCTTTAAGTTTACTCTCTGCCCATCTTTTAGCAGCCTTACCACCCCATAATAAATATGAGATAGTACCACACGCTTTAGAATCTCCCTCATCGTAATATTCTTCTGCTCTACTCAAATAAGAGTACATTCTCTTTATAGTTTCTACACTTATAGGTTTTCCTTGTGCTAATTGTTGCGCCCTTACTTTTCCTACTTGTGTAGCGCATTTATTGTTTACTTTTTCGTTTAGCTCTAAGCCTCTCTTAGCGTTGTTTTTTACGCCTGATGGATAATCACT